ATCCAGTGGCGTGTGATACAGCAAGTTACCAGTTGTCAGAGCATCGCGGATGCCGATGTGGGTGATTGTTCCCCATGCACCACCAGCTTGAGGGAATTCAATCGCCGCACTGTTTGTGGATGCACCGTTAGAAGGTGCGCCAAATGTGATTGATTGACGGGCATAAGCAGTGCCAGAACACTCTGTGCCAGTGTCGGCATCTGTTGGGTCATTGGTATACAAAGCAAGATACACAGTCGCTGGAGATGTGTAAGAAGTATTGCGGAGAGTCGCGTTAACAAGTGCGTTCTCCAAGTAGTTTGACATTTCAGCCATGATTTACCTCACAAAGTTGTTTTGATGACAAGTGGAACGCCTGAATACTGACCGTTTTCGTCAGACCGTGTAATTGATGCCATTGCCCGATCAAACATGGTTCCCCATGTATTAACCCGCGCATCGTTCATCAAATAAGGTTCCGCTTCAAGCAAAGAAGCATACAGCAAGGCATCTGGCGTATTAGCCAGGAAAGCATTACTTGTGTTGGATGTACTCAAGAATGTCGGCGCTGCATAGTAGAGCATCCGAATTGTATAAACAGAATCTGGAATCGGAGCCAGTTGGAAATCGTTTGCCAGCACAGTGAAATCAACTGGCTTGCCAACATCAGATGTTCGGGCGTTGCGGTGAAACGCTGATGGGCTGTAATAGTTCAAAGGTTGAACAGGGTTGCCATCGAGAATCAAGTCACGCACTTCAATAAAATCGCTTGGTATCTCTACTGTGCTATCAGCGGCAACAGTCGGGGTGGTTGCAGACTTCAGCATCTGGCGAATACGCAAGTCACGGCGTAAGCGTAGTTCTGCCAGCCGGATAAAGTCAGGAATTTGTGTTGTCAAATCAGACCGAGCCAAATAGCCAGCAATGGTCGTTTGAAGCTCAGAGTATGTTGCAAAACTCATTTAGATTACTCCTGGCCGTGTGCGCCATGCACGATTGTCTGGATGGTTCAGCCACATAGCGAATCTTGTGTTATCAATAACGTGAAACCCGCGCATGATGCCCTGCTTATTCAATTCATCCACAGCGGTGAATGGAATAGAGGCAACCTTGTTACCAAACAACTCATCAGACCACTTGGCCCGTTCGTCATAGCTGTTGAATTCTTGTTTGTTTTTCTCAACAATTGCCGACACATCCTGGGCAGTTTGGATAATGATGCCGCCATCACCGTCAGCATGAACAGCAGATTTACGAAATGTAAGGTTTTCCATAGTTGCAATTCTAGCAGTTTCATGATAAATAAAAAAGCCCCCCAAGAGTTACCAAGGGAGGCTTTGGCTAACTTACGTTAGATTAAGGTGTCAAGTCGGCAATGATGCCGTGAGCAGCTTCGTTCTTGACTTCCAGAGTCAATTCAGCCAACAGCTGGGTCTTCTCAGCGTCACCAGTTTTGGCCAACTCAATGGTCTGGAAGGGACGCAGGTAAGACACGGCAGCCATGTCGGGGTCAAGCACAAATGCTGTCTCATCGCACGAGTTGGTGCTGTTCATGAAACGGTTAGGAACCACAGACATGGTTCCGAAATCGCTCATGTACACATCAGCAGCGCCGATGATGGTGGTTGGCTCGTTAGAAGGAGCCATGTAACGCTGTGCAGCGATACCAGCAAAAGCCGACACCAGTTGCTTGTGGCCAGGGTTGACCATCAGCACTTTAGGCGAACCGCCAGCGGCATACACTTCTTTAACGACAACCTTCAACAGGTCTTCGGTAAAGGTGCGGTTTGTGCCGTTGGTGCGAGCAGTAGTGCCAGAAGCACCAGCCACGCCGTTAGTGCCAAAGTCGCCGTTGGTGGCCAACCAAGCCTGCAAACCACCCAAGGTGCGAGCAGTGCTGGAGTTACCAGTAGCAGCGGTCTGGTTAGACAACAAAGACAACTCAATATTGCGCTTCAGTTCAGCCGAAACTTTAGCCAATTGGTATGCTTTTTCAGATTTTCTGCCTGCTTTATCAACAGCTTCCAAAGTACCGGCAATAGCGATAGCCTTGGTGAAAATCTGAGTGCGGTTGCCAACACGGGTTGTCACACCAGCGGTGATGCTGGACTGATCTGCGCCTTCAACAGCGCCACCCAAAGCAGCAGCAGCCAAAGAGTCAGTCTGCCACTCATGCAAAGTAGCAGTTGCCTTTGTCTTGCCGATAGAAGACATGAAAGGAGTGTCGGTAGGGGAAATGTCATAGATGACATCGGAGAGGTCTTCACGCTGGCCAATGGCCGTATAGGTTTGATAGGTAGGCATTTAAAGCTCCAAAGTTTTAAAGGAATCGTTCAAAAGCAGCAGCAGCATCACGGACTTTGCCAGTTTGACGCAACCGTTGCATCACTTGTTTATCTTGTGATGACTTAGTGTTTGGCGCTGAAGTACCGGGCTTAAGCATCCTCGGGGCTTGCTGGACTTTCTTCATAGTCTCCGGCTTACCCTTTTGAAGTTGCTCAAACTTCATTGCCTTATACAGAGTCAACACAGCACGATGGTCATACACTGAGGAGAGTTCTTGATCTGACCAGCCAACAGATTTTGCATATTCACGGATTTCTTTCCGAATTGCATCACCCTTTGGCGTTGCCAGTTCTGGGATAACAGACGCTAGCTTGTCAGATTCAGACTTGAGATGGCTTTGCAGGTTCTGGGCTTGCTCCGCTTGTTGCTGTTGGGCAATGCGGTACTGCTCACCTCGGACAACTGCTAGCTGCTTCTCTCGCTGGCTCTGTTCTGCTACCTTAACGGCATAACCGATAGGGTCTGTCTCTTTCAAAACTTCTAAATCCTCACCCCGATTCTGCTGGCTCAAGAAGCTATCAAGTGCTTGCAGTTTCTGGGCGTAGGCCATACGCTCTTGTTTCACTTGCTCCAGATGACCGCGCTCTGCTTCAATTGCTTTGCGCTGTTCAGCCAGGGCTTGAGATTTTTGTGTGTAATCCTTGCTGCGCTGATAGCCGTTAATCAATTCGTCAAGTTCAACCTCGACTTCCTGACCACCGACTTTTGCTTTGTATCGGGCTTTTGGCTCCTCTACAATTTCTGAGTCTTCTTCATACTCAGCTTCAGCTTCGCCATTCGCTTCAAGTTCTTCGGTCTGTTCTTCGGGTTGGCCTTGTTCGGCTCCCTCGTCACTGCCCATTAAACTCATAAACGCATTAGCTGCTTGGTTTACGCTTAGGCTTTCACTCCCTTGCGGGTTGGTGTTTTCCATTTGTTATCTCAGTTTGTCGCCAGAAACCGTCTGGACAGCGGGTAAGTTTCCTTACAGAATTCTCCACTTTTTCTCTTGAATCTTGGTTTCTGCGGCAATGCCTTGCAGATGGCCAACAAACAGATCAAGTGTCTTGATGTGATTGTAAGCAGATTCACGCTCATCAATCTCATCTCGATTAGTGTTAATTATTACACTAATTTGTTGTTTTTTCAAATCATCTAACACTTGGACGAAAAAATCATCTGCCAGCAGGTTAGCGGCCCATTGAGCCTGAAGTTTTTTATCCATGATTACAGCAGTGATTGAAGTTTCTTTTTAGAGATTTTGCGGTCATTCAACAAGGATAAGATTTCCTCACCATACTTGTCAACAGCAGATTTGCGAATCACATACTCGCCAGCGTCCAAAGCGCCGTAACCATCATCTGCGCCATTGGGGTTCATGCCAATCAAACGATCTCGCGTGACCATGCCGCCCATTGCAAAGCCAACATCACCAGATTCTGCGCCACCAAACATGCCGCCAGAATCTGCGCCCGGTATTGCGCCACCGCCACCATCTGGGTTGGCCTCGCCACCGCCAGCAGGGTCAACAGTATTTGCTTTTTCACCGCCAGCATCAGGGGTAACACTTGGAGTATCAGCAGCAGCTTGCAAGTTAGCCGATTCAATGGCGCGGCTTACAGCACTAGCGTTAGCTGCTTCTGTTGCGGCATTAAATGCAGCATTGGCTGCTCTAAGTGCGGAAATTGGATTACCAGGCTTGTAGCCAGTAGCCAAATTCACCAAACTCAATCCGGGAATAGCAAAACTAAGCATCCCACCAATAAGGTTGCTGTTTGCTTTACCAAAAGCATCTTTAAAAGACTTGCCTTCATCTGTATTCATAAAATCAAATGTTGCAGCTTGTTGGGCTGTTACTCCAGCCATGTCACCGCCGCCATTACCAGAGCCAAGGTCTTGAATTAAATTAGATAAAGTTTGTGAGTCAACATTTGCATAAATTTCTCTGTCAAATTCAGATGGCACAAACGATGGGCCAACCGCTTGGGACAAAGAACCGTATTCAGGCATCACCTCAACAGCGCCAAAATTAGGTGTACCAGAGATAAACCTATTTGCGCCCGATTGCATTTGCGGCATTGCTTGCTGCATAACGGGTTGGTACTGGCTTTGAATACCAGAAATAATGTCATTGATAGACACATCGCCAACTGGTACACCAGTGGCCTCATACTGGCGCAAGAGATTCAAGAGTTCTTCGTAGGTCATATTTACCCCGGTATTTCAATGTTAGAAGTAATGCCAGCGCCAACCTTCATTGCTTTCAATTGTGCTTCGGCTTCAAACTCTTGCTGCTTCATTACAAAGTGCATGTTCATTTTCTCACGCTCAAGTTGCAGCTTGGAGGCTTCTTTCTCGCGCATGATCTCCAACTCAGCAGCGGCTTTTTCACGCTGAAGTTGTAACTCAAGTGCTGCCTTCTGGCGCTCAAACTCCATGTCGGCTTGCATCTTGGCTTGCTGCATCTGCATATCAGCTTGGAATTTAGCTTGTTGCGCCTGAATGTCAGCCTGAGTTCGTGCCATCAATGCTTGCACTTCTGGAGGCATTTGCTGTTCTTGTGGTGCTGGATTAGACAGTTGCTGGTCAAGCTCCGGGCTAATCGGCTTAAAGAATTCAGCGGAGTCCTTAAAGCCAGCAGCCTCGACCATGCGGCCCAAGACATTGCGGTATTGACCGAACGAAACAAACGGGTTTGCTGGCCCGTATTGACCGATCATCTGCTCTTGCTTGGCCATCACCATCTGAAGCATGGCCATCTGCTGGTCACGGTTGCCGTTGCCCAAGCCCACGTTGATGGAGATGTCAAACTTGTTTGCCCATGTCCGAGGGTCAACAGTGATGTAAGTTCCGCGCAATCGAACGATTCGCTCTTTTTGCTGGTACTTGCTGACAAGGTGCAAGATTCCTTCAAAGAGTTCTTTAACACCCGATTCGGCAAATATACGAGCAATCA